TGTGCTCATAATACTTAGAACGATTGAGTTTCTTCAAAATGTGCCGTATATCCTCTTCCGTCAAATCTGCAATGTTGTGGATTCGACGCTTGCGGAGTTCCATGATGACCTCGTTCATCACATCTTCAGGAATGATGGTCGATTCCTTGGCTTGAAACTGGTTCAAGATTTCATTGAGATGGTTAATCTTCTTATACGCATAGTTGTTGCGTTCCTTCGGTGGGTCACGGAAACTAGGGAAGTCTGACACGACCAATGCATATTCTTCAGACCCACAACGAGGACAGACCAAAATACCTTCTGAACTGATTTCTTCACGCGCAACATTACACTGGACACAATGCTCCGTCAATAACTGAACGACCTCGGGACCACTGGACAACTTCATGCGTTGAACGTATTCATCAAACATCTGCTTGCGAGACAACCCATTCTCGGACGGAACGGATGCACTAAAAAACTTGAGGAAGGTATTTGCGTCCTTGGACTGCAAAATAGGCGCATTCACCGAGGTATCTTGCTTCTTGTAGTACTCGTCCAGCAAGTCCATGTTTTTCAAGTAATACTCTTCGACAGGCTGCGCGTGTTCCAATTCCTCTTGAATTTCACGAATACGGTCTTGTAGATGATTGGCCTTCACAATGTCGTTAATATCATTCGTAGAACACAGGCGTGATATTTCCGTTTGCAAGCGGTCTAGCTCTTCCCGCAGGCTCTCCTGCTTGATTTTGGAGTCCTTGAGCGTTTGCACGATTCCCTGGTGTAAAGAATCGAGAGTACCGGTCGCGATAGATGTAGTGGGGCTGTCCCGCGTTTTCCGAATTTTGAACACGTCCATTTACAAACTCATTCACTTGCTTCATGAAGACTGGATTGTGAAGGATACAGGGTCGTTGGCGACGCACTGAAGAGACTAAATGGTTGAATTCCATACCCAAGTTCTTACAGGTATAGGCCAATGCAAGAGATGCAGAACGATTCATACCGGCTTGACAATGGACGTAGACCATTCCCGTTCCCTCTCGTAAGAACTGATGCAAGGTAGCTTCAAATTCAGGATACCAGTCTAGAATATTCGTCTCCAGTGAATCCACAGCATTCAGCACTTTGTATTTGGATGGATAGCGGCTTCTCCACCATGGAGGAGAGAACTCGTCAAAGGAGCAGTTGATGACATGGGTAATCCCATACTTTTCAACAAACGCCGGTGTTAAGAATACCCCAGGTCCAACCAAGATGCGAGGATGGAAAAACGCTGGAGGTTCACGAAGGTACGTAGGTGAAAACAGAAGCGAAATGAGGGACATTGTGTTATTCTGTTTTCTTATTTGTAAGCATGTGTTATAGCGCAGATGTATCGTTTACGACCTGGGTCTTTGGATTAGCGTGTTCATTCATTTTGTCTCAACAGGGGAAACCTTACCTCTTTCCGTTAGTGGTCTCTCAAATGCAGCTTGTAGAGGGACTGCGATGGACGGAGTCTGTGGATGAACGAGTTCTTTCAATCATGGGAAAGGTGGTCTTGTTCGCTCAACCCGTAGCCGCCTTTTACGAAGCAAAAAAGTATTCGTTTATTCTTCCATACATTGTGATTCAATCCATCACTGAATTTCTGTATGGGTCACGAGACCTTCGGTTTGTCGTTGCAGACGATGGACATTTCCAATGGAAGTGGAGTTTTGACCCCTTCTCATTCGAAGGACTCCCGTATTGGATAGGTCTGATTTTGGGAACATACTTTCTGTTGCCGCGTGAACTAGGACTTATTCTACTGGGTCTTCTGGCGTATTTTTATACGTATCACGGACAGTATCACACCCATGGCTCACTGTGGTGTACATGGGTGAATATCTTGTGGGTCTACTACATGTTGCGTTAATGCCGGCTACACCGCACCCGCCAAAGGTCAGTCCTTTTGCTTTACGGCACGGACAGGGTGGATTTAACGCTTCGTTCCAGCCAAGTTTAGCAATGTGTTCCATGGTTCGCATGGTCCATCCATACGAACCTCCGCTATGTCCTTGATACTTCATGGCCGCATTGATACGATCAAGGTTTGGATGGGTTGAAAACACAAAGCCTTTGTCTTTGTCTGGGGTATAGGTCTTCATCCAGTCCCAAAGGTCACAAGCCGTAATGGCCTGATAAGCATCGGTCAAGAGTTCGCGTTCGAGTTTAGAATAGTGAGGTGGGAAAGTCTGCATTGTAGAGGGGGGATGTCCAACACTTTCCCCAAACTGAATCCATTTTTTATCCCAAAATACTCGAGATGAACCCATTCAGAAGGTGTGCAATGATGACTGCACCGAGACCTAATACACCTGCACCCGTCCAGCTGACGACTCCTGAACCAGTGTAGGCATTCGGAACATATTGAAGAAGCATGTTACGAGGAATGGATAATGAAATGATGCCTGCTGCAAGGAAGAAGGCAATGTACAGGCTGGCCGAAGAAGCCATCCAGCGCATCGCAGGTAGTGTGGGTTTGAAGGAAGGTGCCATGGTCGAGTAACCAGGTGATGGGATGCTCGGCATCGGAATCACAGGGGGTTGCGACTGAGGTCCTTGGGGGTTTGCATTCAACAGAGCGTCGAGAGATGTAGAATCGTCCATTGTTTATTCATTAGACGGGTTTTCACACGATGCATCTTCCACGCGGTATCGGTAGCATTTACCGTCCACCTTGACGACCTTGTCGGTTGTGTCTTTCAGAGGAATTCCCAAGGTGAGGACTGTAGAGTAGTTGCGGTGAAACAGGATTGCGGCAATCCCGAGTCCAATGATGAATGAAAAGAAAGGAGAGGCTCGTTCAATCACTTGAGCGAAGTGAATCATTATCTCTTACTGAGACTTGCGAGTAGATTCAATGAATCTGGTTCAGACACACAGGGAACTTCCACTGCATCGAATCGAACACATCCCGAGTCGGTATGGTAGATACTTGAATCATTGGGTTGAGGAATGGAAACCTTCTTTCGGGTCGGTGGAATTAAAACAGTTGAAATCAACAATCCAACAATCAACCCTGCGACGAGCCATTTGAGTTGAATCATTCCTTTACTATGTTGTCCATAAATGCTCTGAATCCAAAGTATCCTAGAATGATGAGAAACCCTGTGCCTGGAAACATCACCGATGCAGCTGCACCTGCATAGGCAACGATACGGAAGTAATCCTTTCCAGTGTCTGTGGCTTGACGCATAAAGACTGCATACACCGCTACGATTCCAAACACATAAATGAACGTACTTAACACAATCGTAATCAATGCAATGGCTCGGTTCTGGAATTCGGAAGGAGTGGGAAGTGCGAGGATTGCATCTTTATCCGACGCCTTGTCTCCCAAGATGTTTTCAAGACGAAACTTCTGACCTGCAGGTGTAATCAAGGTTCTTCGTTTACCGTTCTCGACAATGTTGACTGTCAATCGTTCGCCTTTAATCACGCCCTTTCCAAGGTCTTCCATCTCCTTTTCCTTGAGTCGTTCCTGACTGAGTTGCAGCTTTTTGGCTTCCAAACACTTTTGGTCTGATTCACCTCCACACCCTTTGACTGCTTGTTCGCGGATTTTCTTTTCATCCTTACTGTCCAAGCTCGTCTCGGGAGCGGCTTCAAAGGTAGGTTTCAATTCACTGTTGGAAGTGACTTCCAAGATACCTGCAGTGATTTTCTTTGCTAAACTCTTTGTGATGTTTGCAAAGCTCTTTTCGTCGCCATAATAGGCGGATTCCAAGTAGACACCACTCATTATTATGAAGCGAATACAAGATTGCCCAAGCCCGATACGATGCGGAAGAAGTTGATGGATTCTACATACACTCCAACATTGTAGGTGAATGTAAAGACCACATTGTCATTGGTCTGAACCACCGTTGTAATCGTTCCAGGAGGATACAACAACTTGCCTGTTTTAGGGTCGGTCAAGTTCACATTGGCTGCTGGAATAATGGTTGGATTTGGACTGAATAAGGTTGAAGTTAACACGCAGACTGTAGTAGAGGTGTCTGAATTGACCGACAATGGAAGAGGTTGTTGAAGCGTCAATCGCAGAATGATTTTGTTGAACATACTTCCATTCACAGCACCTGAAGGTTGATAGGAGGTATTGTCCAATGCAAATGAATACATGTAGACACCCGGCAGTCCCGTAGTTTCACCGGTGGTATGTCGATACATCTGCAACAATGAAAAGAACGGCAACGGTTTGGGTTGGATACGCTCTTTTCCATCAAACAGAATGACTCCATCCGTCATTGGATCACGAGGATACACTGAAGTGACTTGTTGTTGTCCAGAAGAATACAAGGCTGTATCCACATCTGTACTAATTGCAGACCAGGGTGCCCGATTCGTAGTGGTCCAGTTCGTATAGTTGTCCCAATCGTTCAGCAAGATACGGTCCGAGCGCTGGGATGAAAACACAATACGAGTCACCAAGTTAAACATGGGGATTTCCAAATCAGTATTGCCGCCAAACTGTCCTTCTTTGTTCACATACTTGACCGTCTTGACCAAAAAGGTCTGGTCCGCTCGTGCCAATTGATTCATCTCCATCTCCGTCAAATAGATGAAGTTACCTTCAATGTACGGATCTGGAAACCAAGTGGTGATCGTTGGATTGCTAGCCACACCTGTCGACAAGGGTGGACTCAAAAAGAGACCGAGTGGATAGTTGACTGGACGAACACGCTGCCCATACGTCGGATTAGTGGAGGTTCCAGATACATCACCTTGTTGGGATGTTAAGCTCGTAGTCACTCCTGAATTTGCAACTGTGAACGTGTTGGAGAGCGGTGTGGATGCAATCGTTACGTTGCTCAAGTTGAAGGTTGCATCCGTCAAGTTTGCAATGGTAACTATCTGTCCAGCGATGAGACCATGTGCACCCGAGGTTGTATAGGTAATGATGTTTGTTGCGCGGGACGCAGAAATCACCATTGCAACCCGTGCCATGGGATTGACATCGACTACGGTATACAAATCCGACAATTGTCGCAGAGTGACTTCAATATAGACTTCCGAGTTCTGGAGCGAGACTAACGGAAGAGCCATACCTGGATTTTCACAGAACCAAAAGTGAAGAGGAACCACTAGTTGTCGACTACGGATCGAGGGTTCAGGCGTCTTGGTTTGTGGCGCAGTGGTAGGAAGCACTGTGGGTGTAATCGCATGAGGATATTGCCCATTGCGATCGTATGCATGCGCAGGATCGTAAATCTCGGGAACATTTCCTACCATCTGGTCGACTGTCTTACGCTTATTGGCGTCGTGGGTCATGTACGAATACATCTTCAACCATTCTCCACGAATGGATTGAATCACCTGTCCGTTCATGGTAATGTTCACATGATCGATCATGTTGTATCCGACGTTAGGAATCCATTGAAACTCGTAGCCAATCGAATTCGTTCGTGCATCGTATCCAGTAGGTGTAACAGCCCCGTTCAGATATTTGAGAGGCGACCAAATATCTGGAAGTGTCAACACGAGATAACAATCATGTAGAAGCTGGGCGTAGCGGTCAATGCGGCACGAAATTGTTCGAGTGCCTGTCGTTGAAAACTCCAAGTTGGATGCAGTGAACGGCATCCGAATCTGTTCCATTGCAAAGTTCGTATGACGGCGGTAGACCGAGCGAAAATGAGTCATGGAAGGATTTCCGTTGACTAACTCATTCTGGGCCCCGACCCCCACTAATTGCATTAAGCCACCGGGCATTTGTATACTCCCCTATGCTTTCTTTAAGACACAATGCGCACACTCATAGGTTGAACCGAGCGACCGTTGTATGGAACAATACCTCGGTCAATTGTCACCTGGAAGGCACCGAAGGCTCCTGTGGCGTTATTGCTGAGACAGCACTCACTGGAATACGACGCACCGCCACTTGCACCACCACGCGCACCTTGAAACGGTGCGACAAATCGTTGGCGTTGGGTGGCTCCATTTGCAATCAGGGATGTATAGAGTGTGTTGGTTTCACGTGACTGTGGTGAAGGGTCTACATTAAACGTTCGGGCAAGAATACGGTTCTTGTATCGGGTCAACCAATCTTGAGCAGAATTCACCTGCATTTGTGATTTACGCGAGAGATTCTCCTAATACATAATGAGATTTCTACTGGTAAGCACGCACATTGATCAAATCACTGGCTACTCTAAAGTCAGTTACAATCTAGTCAATCAATTAGCAACATTGGCTCCCAAAGTCAAGACCTTCCACTTTGGATTCCAACGACATGCAACCCGTTCAAATGTTCGCAAATACCCCACCGGTATTACCTCCTATGATGCAGCTGCAAACGAAGACCCAAAGGAAGAGGGATTTGGCTACAACAAACTTGCCGAGTATATTGAGACAGTCCAACCCGATGTAGTCATGATCTACAATGACCCCTATACGATTAGTCGGTTCATTGACTCGATGAAACATGAGCGAGGCAAATCATCTTACAAGCTTTGGTTGTATGTCGATCAAGTCTATACAGGTATTGCAGGTCCTTTGATTGAAATCCTACAGAAACACGCAGACCGTATTTACTGCTTCACGGACATTTGGAAGACAAAGTTCTTGGAGTATGGTCCATTCCCAGACATTCGTATCTTGGAACATGCAGTGGATCCAACGGTCTACACCTGTATGTCCGAAGACGCACGCAAACCGATTCGCCAGACCAATTTATCCCTTCCTGCGGATGCAGTTGTGATTCTCAACGCCAATCGTAACAGTCAGCGTAAGCGTATTGATCTCACCATTTCAGGATTTGCAGGCCTTCTTAAGAAACATCCTGAAGCACCATACTATTTGGCAATTGCTTCTAACCTCCAACCACAAACTGGTGCATACTACGATATTCAGCGAATCTATCTCGAGGAACTCAAAGACAACGGACTGGATTTCCAGCAGTTTGGACGTCGTCTCTTGTTGATTGATACATCACCTCCAAATGTGTTGACTGATGAAGCCATTAATCAGCTTTACAATGCAGCCGATATTGGTATCAATACATCCGATGGAGAAGGGTTTGGATTATGCCAGCTTGAACACATGTATGTAGGAGCTCCACAGATTGTGACCGATGTGGGAAGTTATCGTACCTTCATGGATACTTCAACGACTGAATTCATCCGACCTAGTGGAAAATTCTACTTCACGGGTAGTATGCCTCATGGATTTTCAGCACCCACCTTTGCAGCTGCAGATGTAACAACTGCAATGGAGACAATGATTACCACTTTACCTGAAAAACGTGTAAAGGTCCGAGGATATCAATTCAAGAGCTGGGCGACTGTGTGCGACAACTTTTTAGAAGATGTGCTTACACAAGCTGAAGGTCCGGCAGCCAGCGTATCTGTACCGGTGATATCAGCTGTCCCAATCTAAGTAGGCGCTGACCATCTTCAAACGCAGGACCATCAAAGACCTCCTTGGTATCCGGGTCAATTAAGAACACCATCTGCTTAATCTGGACTTTTTGGAGTCGTCGTTTACGTCGTTGCATGTTTCGCAAATACGAATCGTCCAACTCTTCCGTCTTCAAATCAGGTTTGAACGCTAAATCTTCACCCGCAACCGTGCTATCAAATCGCATACATGAAATCACAGGTGTTTCGCGACTATGGAGTTTACGATGAACTTCGCAGTCGACGGCAGCTTG